GAAGGCATGGTCAGAGTGAACGTACCAGCCGTAATGGTCTGTGAACCAAATGTGTGAACAGACACCGCCTTGTCAGACTGGCTGCTGTTATAGATCAACACGCAATCAAACGCCGTGCTCAAAGTCACAGTTGTGTAAGTGATAGACGCTGAAGGTGTCCAGTACGCCACGCCAGCAGTAGCTGAGCTGTTTGTAGCAATCGGAGCCGTAGCATTGGTCACCGTCACACCGCCAGCCGTGTAGCCTGTACCCGTCACCTCGTTGGTGGATGAGTAAGCGGTGGTGGCCGCATTTACTGTGGCTGAAGTCAGGTACAAAGCCGCCTTGAATGTATCGGCAGTAGTAGCCGCACGGATAGGCGCAGTGCCAAAATTGTGAGTGGCCGTCATGAGTTCGCCCATGAACGAAGTGCACATTGATTGAGTGTTAGCGATGATAGTTCCTTTCGTGGGCTTTGCCCAGCTTACGTTTGCGCTCTATGCCCGCGATTTTCACCGCGAATAAAACTAATATGCCCTTGAGAAACTCCAAGCAAAGCTGCAATTTCTCGTTGTAGACCCGGTGCCGTTTTTGCAAATTCAACCTGTTTATCTGTCAATTTTGCTCGACCATGCAACTCACCCACGCGCATCCGCATTTTTCTTTTGGCGTCTTGCATGTTTTCTTTTCTTGTTCCAAGACTTAAATGTGCTGGATTTACGCAAGCGGGATTATCACATGAGTGCATGACATCCCGCGTATCCAAGTTGCCGTTAAACAGTCTGTATGCTGCACGGTGTGCAAGCTCATTTCTGGCGGGAGTTCTAAAAAGACCATAGCCATTTTTCATGCAATAGGCTTCCCACCGCCAACAGCCATTCTCCGCTTTATGTACTTTAGACATAAAGCGTTCGGCTTCTGACATCCGTGGTCTACCTGCCATGATCACCTCTTATGCAATTGATGCGGCTTCAGCAGCCACGTAAGTTAATGGTTTCTTCAGAGTCACATGGGCTGATCGATGCACCAACTCGCCCTCAAGCCAATACTCCACCCAAGTGGTGGTCTCATTGTCATTATCTACGACCCCTTCTTTTTTCTCAAGAAGAGAATCATCCATTTCGCCTTTGGTGGTAGTAACAAGTGCCATGCTATTCCTCAAGAAATTCTAATCAATGCGTTTTCGGGATCGTTGGTCGGCAGCTGAATAGTGAAAGACTGACCCAACATCGTCTGGTCCACACCAAAGTTCAACACACCTACCGATTTGTTTGCTTTTGTTGAGTTGTATATCAACGCGCCACGCGTAGCCAACGTGAGCCCCGCCCATGAAGGATTATCAAAGCTGACATACGCCACACCCATACCTAGATTCACGGTGATGTTCTGCAACTCCAGACCACCAGCCACGTATCCCGTGCCTGTTACCTCATTGCTGGTTGTATACACGGTAGTATCTGGGCCCAAAATGGCCGAAGACGTGTACAGAGCAATCAGGAATGTATCCGTTGCAAAATCATGCACACCAAGGAGCAATTGCTCCTTGAAACTGTTGGTGAGTCCGGCTGTAATCATGCTTTATCTCACTGGAATTTTAACTTGACCATCCAGATAAGCATCACCGCGCTGCTTACCATCCCCTAAGTTCTTGAGCAGCATCAACGCTTCTTTAAACTTAGTATCGTACAAAGCCATCAAGTCCTGCTCCCCCTTCATGTATGTATACGCCTCAACCAAAGAGCCATACAACAAAACACTGTCAAAATTATCACCCAGCCATGATGTATTCGCTGTGACAATTGACTCAGGATAGTAGTAAAAATGCAATTCGGCGCCGTAGTTGGCGTCTGGCGTAGGACCCACAATGAACGTCAACTCATCAACGTCCAAGGACTGCGGGCCAAAGATTGCATAGTACTTTGGCGTGCCCTTGTAAGATGGATTTGGATACACCTCACGGACGTAGTTCACATCACGGTTGAGCAAGTAGGTGTAGTCGCCTTGGAAAGACACTGTGCCCGATACATTGCCTGTGTTTGCTTTGTCAAGCGTGACAGTCGTCCCAACCACCGTGACAACAATTGCTCCTGTCGCAATACCAGAACCGGTTACATACATGCCCGACACAATGCTCGTGGCACTTGCAACCACAATCGTAAACGCCCCTGTTGTGCCCGTAGCCGTTGTACTAGGCGCGGCGTATATGGCAAGCGAGTAGGCAGACAAAAAGTCATCAGGGCAGCTTAAATACTTGTTCCCTGCCTGCAGCGTTCCCGTCATGTTTTTGCGCAGATTAGCAATCTGCACCGCGTTATACACACGCTGCTCAGTCTGCCTAACAAACGTAGGAATCTCTGCTATGAAACTAGCATCTGTATTGTCCGTATAGGCCTGAATAGCAGCGCTTAATTGGGTGTAATTCATGTGATGCTCGTTGTGACTGTTCCAAGAATCGCTGCAGCGACCAGTGGTTTGGCATAAGGCATCGGCATCATTCCGATACTTGCAAAGGAAGTATCAGCCGTGAACCCGACGTAGACGGTAACCCCAAGTCTACTCTCTGGGCGAGGTTGATACAAGGCCTGAGGCTCATTTATTGTGCGTTTTGGCTCCAACTGTGGGTGCTTGGGCTCATAGCACTCAGGACAGGTTTTAAAGCCTGTCCACTCCTTGGTAAGGGTGTTGAGTTTGTAACGTTGGCCACACCTGTCGCACAGCGCAATAGCAAATTTGCCTGATACGTAGGCCATGTCTTACCTCTGCGTGTAAGTAGGCACCACAAAGAAGCCCGAACGCTCACGATCTTCCGCTGCCGCGCGCATGAACTCTTCTTCGTATATCTGCTTCAGCATTGCCACGCGATCAGGTGCTTTTTTAACCGAAATATAGTAAGCAGCCCCTGCTACCAATGCTGGGAGGAAACGGAAAGAGATATCCGCAGTGTTGCTGAAACCACCTGCGTTGTCCATGCGACGAATTGCATAGTAGACAAACGTCCAAGTCTGCGTCGCATCGGGGGATGGATACAAGAACACCTTTGCTGGCACTGTACGCTGAATATAGTACTGCGCAGGACGTGATTGCGTCAGTTTATTTGGCACGTGCAACCATTCTGCGCGGCCAATACGATCAATCGTAATATCCTGCTGAGTGCTCTGGCCTGCATTGGTACGAATCACGGCAGAAAGGCCGTCAATCGTGTCCGCAGGCAAGTCATACTCGTATACACCGGGCGTCAAAACCTGCTGGCGCTGCTCAATCGTCCACAGATTAAGGCCGCGGTTGGCCCAATCTGCAAAAATCAGATTGATTGAGCGCAATCCGCTCTTCATGTCGTAGCCATCACGCACCTCAATACCGCAGCGCTCATACGCCTCGGTGAGGATGTCGTCGAACTCTAGGTCGAAGTTGGATACGCCAGAAACTGCCATGATTAATAGATCATTGCAGTGCGAGCACGGGCTGCACCAACGCCACGGACGGCAACTTTATCGCCTTCCAACTTCTTGACGTTTTGGTTGAGGGTCTTCCCTTGTGACTGACCTACGCCAGCAACCATACCGCCCTTGGCAAAACCTTTTTTAGCAATGCCTTCGCCTTTTTTTGCAAGACCGCCGTCTTTGTGTTTCATGTTGCTATCCTTTTAAACTTGTTGCCATCAAACGATCTAACTTCTCATCCAGCCTATCCAACCTGTCCAAAACACGGTTGATATCTGCATGAACTTCGGCTTTGGTCACATATTCCTTGGCAATTTCCTCGCGGGTGCGATTAAGCAAGATCTGAAGACGATTAATCTCAGATGCTTTGTCGCGCAATACCCAACCCACGAATCCTATACCTGCCGTTAGGATCATGTTCCAAACAATGCTTTCCATTTAGCACTTCCACTTCCGTAAGCTCTTATTGATTCGGCTGTCTGGATCTTTGGCCGTTTTCTCGCTCGTATTCTTCTTTTTCATGCCTTCCATTCTGGCACAGAAGCTATTTTTGCGAGGACCTCCCTCTGGCTGCGGCGCCTTTAGCCCGGGTTTACCCGGATTAGCCTTGTTGTAGGACGCACGACCCTTGGCGTTTAGACCGCCACTGGGACTTTTGCCCTCTTTCCGCTGCCAAGCAGGAGATTTAGCCATTTCAGTACATCTTGCAGGACTTGTTACGGGCCAAACCTACACCACGAGGTGTAGTAGAGCCAGAAGGAGCCACTGTTTTACGAGGGGTCTGCTTAGCGCCACCTTTAGACATGTCTTGCTTCTGTGCACCGGGCTGAACTTCGCCTTGGTACTGGTCATCTGCCATCTTTGCTGCTCGTCCCATTTTGGACTCCTTATCCGTAGAAGAATGTGACCGAAGTAGGGCCACTAATTGTTAAATAGGGATCATCTAAAAAGACAATGCCGTCCCCGGGAATTAGAACAGAGGTTGAGCCGTTCCCTGCAGTGCTGGCAGGAGCCGCAATACGAAGTCGCTCTACTCCGCCCGAGCCGCCATCTGTGAAAGAGATATAGCCCGCGCTCCCCGCAACAAAATAAACTGCTTTGATACGCGCGCGAGGCTGACCAATGCCGGTGGCAGCAGTGGTAGCCATCGTCTTCGCTTTTACGTCATATTGAAAACCCATAATTAATCTCCTTGTAAACGGGGGCCGAGGCCCCCTAGATCAATTAAGCAGTACGGGTAAACACGTAGGCGGTTGCGCTTGAGAACATGATAGTGAAACGGGCAAGGCCAGTTGCACCAACAGGGATTGTCAAGTCACCAAAGCTGCCGGGGGTGTCAGCGGCAGCGCTAGACAAGATACCGTTTGTGGCTACGGCCACAGTCACAGCGCCTGAGCTTGTGCTTGCGGTGTTGTCAATGTACAAATCCAACACAGTACCTTGGGTCGCACCAAGCGCTGCGCCAAGCAATGTGCCTGTAGGCAGCGTGAGAGTTACAGCAGAGGCTGAAGTTACTGTGATGTAGCCAGTTGCAACTTGTGCTGCAGTGAGGGTGGCCGTTGCGGTAAGCGCGGCTTTTGTGGGGTGGTTTTCATTTCTGTAAACCAAGCTTGTTATGCTAGTAGCAGCGCCAAATGTAGCGTTGACAGTAACTGCACCAGTGGTGGCGCTTTTGGTAATGGATTGGAAACCATTCTCGGAACGAACTGGTCCATTAAACGTGGTAGATGCCATGATTTTTCCTTACATACAAGTTAGGCGCATCAATCTGTATGTCGTCAGCCGGGACTGTTTGATGCACCGGAAAGCCCGGAGTGATACCAATATACCGCAAAAGAAAAGGGGGCACAAGGCCCCCTTCACATATTTCCGAAGAAATATTAAGCGCCGGGCGAACCGTAAGCGCCACGTGGGTCAGACCAGCCGAAGCTGTAACGCTCACGAGCCTTGTAACGCACGTTACCGGTGTCAAAGTCGCCTTCAAAAGCGGTTTTGATAGGTGAACGCTCGAACATTTTCAAGCCGTTAGGTGCATCAGTGATGATGAACCAAGCGTTGACGTCTGTCAGGTAGTGGTTGACAGAGTAACCCTCTGGGAGCATGCCCATAGACTTGATAGCGTTGACATCATTGTCAGCAGTGCCAGTACGCAAAGTGCTCTTCATCAGGCGCTCTGCAGTGAACTGCAGTTCCTTAGGAACAATCATCTTGCGACCAGTCAAAGCGACCTTCAAGCCACGCTCGTCGATAAACGCTGCGATGTCAATCAAAGCTTGCTCCAACGATGTCTCGTTCAAGTCTGCAGGCACTGCGGGAGTGTTTGCATAGTTGGCGGACAAAGCAGTTGGGTGGGCTGTAGAGAACAATGCAACGCCGTCGCCGCCGGCATAGTTGCCGCCAGTGAAACCGTTGTTCAACACAGAAGCAGCTTTTACTTGCTTTGTGAAGCTCATTGAACGAGCCATAG